ACCATTACGCAGGGCATGGCAGAACAGGAGCCCATTCTGACGGAGTACATCGAGGGTTTGAAGGAACGGCTGATTGCGCTGATAGAAAGCTTCCGAGGGGCGTTTACCGACGTTGGTGAGATGATGATGGAGGGCGTGGCGCAGGGTATCCGCAACGGGGAAAGCGGCGTCGTGAACGCGGTCGCGGCAGTCATTGCGGCGGCTGTGGCAAGGGCGAGGTCTGACCTTGATATCAATTCCCCGTCAAAGGTGTTTGCGGAGATTGGCGGCTATATGGCGGCTGGTCTTGACACCGGCTGGACGGAGAAAATGCAGGATATTAACAGGAGCATTTCCAACAGCCTTGCGGGGATTGCCAATCCGCCGAGAATGGCGGAAAGCGCAGGGGCTGCGGGCGGAAGGAATTACACTTACGGCGATATCAATGTCCATGTGGATACTATCAATAATGCCAACGGCCGCGATGTGCAGACGCTTGCAACAGAGCTGGAGTTCTTCCGCAGACAGCAGTCCGCCGCAAGAGGCGGCTGAATAAGTACATAATAGGAACCAGAAAAAGAAGAAAGGCGGGAAAAGCATGAATGGATTACAGATTTTTACATATAACGGCAATGAAGTGCGGACAGTTCAAAAGGACGGTGAGCCTTGGTGGGTGCTGAAAGATGTTTGTGAAGTTTTAGGGATTTCAAAATATCGCGATACAGCTGCCAGATTAGAAGATGATGAAAGGGAGCCGATTAGGGTGGACACCCTTGGAGGGGCACAGGAAATGCTTTGTGTCAACGAAAGCGGTCTTTACAATGTAATTATTCGCAGTGACAAGCCGGAGGCGAAGCCCTTCCGCAAATGGGTTACATCGGAAGTTCTGCCCTCAATCCGCAGGCATGGAGCTTATATGACGCCGGAAACGCTGGAAGCGGCAATCCTTAACCCTGACCTTCTGATACGGCTCTGCACTGCCCTGAAAGATGAGCAGGATAAAAATAAGGCATTGCAGGCGGCTAATTCCACGCTGGCAGTAGACAACCAGATTATGAAGCCGAAAGCGGATTATTTCGATGAAATAGTAGACCGCAGCCTGCTTACCAATTTCCGTGAAACCGCGAAACAGCTCCAAATTAAGGAAAAGGAATTTATCCGTTTCCTGCTGGACAGAAAATATATTTACCGCGACAAAAAGGGGAAAATCCAGCCCTATGCAGACAAAAACAGCGGGCTGTTTGAAGTAAAAGAGTTTGTCAACGAAAAAACAGGCTTTTCCAGCACGCAGACGCTTATCACGCCGAAGGGCAGGGAAACATTCCGGCTTTTATTCCTGAAAGCAGGAGCATAACAGTATAAGTAAGAAATGGGACGCTCTGCAAAGGGCGTTCTTTTTTCATGCGGGAAAGGAGGGGAAGCCGATGATATTTGACGCATGGTTCCGGTTCAATGATATCGACAGCCGGCAGATGGGCGTGCGGGTGACGAAAATGCCGGAAACGGTGCGGGCGGAGCGGCGCGTGGAGCGGGTAGAGATTGCAGGGCGGAACGGATCGCTCCATGTGGACGAGGGGACATACAGCAGCTATGACCGCACGATGGAATGCGCCCTTATCAACCGCCGGAAGCTGGACGATGTGGCGGCGTGGCTGGTCGGCTCAGGGAAGATGATATTTTCCTCGGAGCCGGACAAGGCGTATGATGTCATGATTTCAAACAAAATCAGCATTGCGCAGATGATGCGGACATTCCAGAAATTTCAGGTGACGATGGATACACAGCCGTTTAAGCGTTCCGTAAACCCGTTCGGGGATACGCTGGAGCTGGTGAAGCCGCAGACGGTGTACAACAAAGGAACGGTGTACGCCCAGCCGAAAATCACGGTTTACGGGGGCGGGGATATCACCCTGGATATCAACGGGGCGGCGTTCCTGCTGTCCGGGGTGGACGGGCATATCACGGTTGACAGCGGGAGCATGGAGGTTTACAGGGGCAGTGAGAGCCAGAACAGCAGATTCGGCGGGGCGGAGTTCCCAAGGCTGGAGGCTGGGGAAAATGCTGTCAGCTGGACGGGGAATGTGGAAAAATTAGTGATTGAGCCGGAATGGAGGTGGATTTAATGGCGGAAACATACAACAGGCTGAATCTGGACGTAAACGTCAAGCCTTGCGGCATTGTCACGGCGGTGCAGAAGGACAGCGACAGCCGCTATTTGGATGTGTTTTTATATAACAACGGCGTGCCGGTTGACCTGACGGGGCATGAGGTACGCATTTACATGCGCAAGCCGGAAAACGGCGGGGAGATTTTTAACGGCGGGGAAATCACGGAGCCGGAAAACGGCCGCTGTCAGTTCCTGCTGACGACTGCCGCGCTGGAAAAAACAGGGCATATGCAGACGCAGGTTTCTATATGGAAGGACAACAGGGAGATACTTTCCACACAGATTTTTGAGATTTTTGTCACGGAAAGCCTGCGCACAACGGGCAGCATAGAGGGCAGCAATGAATACGGCGCGCTGGTCGTGCTGTTCCAGAACCTCTACGAAAGCATGGATTTAATGACGGATATGGTACAGAACTTCGGCACGGCGGGGGCAGTCGCTGCAGGGATACCGGCAGGGACGTTCTGGCAGATGCTGGAAGCGGTGTATGCCGTGAATAAGGACGCGCTGGAAAACGCCAGCGTGTCGGAGGTGCTCAACCGGATCGGGCTGACGGGCGATACCGGCGGGAGCCAGACGGAAGGGACGGTGTTTGCAAAGGAAAATGCCATTCTAGAAGTGTTAAAAAATGGTGGCCTGCCGATTGTAAAGAGCATACAGAGAAGTAGTGTATCTACAAGTGATAACTATAAAACAATAACCATATCTAAAGTAAACCCGCTGAAAACGATTGTACTGGTAAATGGCGGCATCAGCTTTAGCGGCGGTGGGAATGCAGGAATGCCTGTTTATGTGGGCGGTCTTACAGAAACCAGTGTTACAATATACGCACCGGCAAATGGAGGTATTACTGCATCTATCCAAGTGGTTGAATTTTACTAAGGAGAGGGGAGCAGAATGTTCAGATACGCACAGGTTAACGAAAACGGCTGTGTCGATGCGGACAGCTATCTTTCCGGCGTTGTGGAGGCGGAAAATATGATACGGCTTGCGCTGGATTTCGATTTGACAAACAAACGCTGGAACGGCACAGGCTGGGAAGAATACGAGCCGGAGCCTGCCCCGCCTCCGCCGCTTTCCGAACAGGAGCAGGTCGCCATTGACACGGCGTTAAACGTGGAATACATTGCCTGCCTGATGGAGGCAAATTTATAATAACGAAAAAGGAGGGATTTACATGATTTACACACTTTTGAAGAACAAAATCACAGGGGGTACATACGACAGGGAGGATTTGAAAAACAAGATGGACACATACCTGCTGTTCGGACGCATCACGGAAGAACAGTATACAGAACTGACGGGGCTGATGGCATGATAACGATACATGAGAAAACGGCGAAAAGTTTTGGCGCGCTGGGGCTGGGGGCATTGCTCCCGGCCTCGTGCTTTGTAACGGAGGAATTGAACGGGGCGTTTGGGCTGGAAATGGAACACCCGTATGATGAAGGCGGGAAGTGGCAGCGCATAGAGCGGGGGCGCATCCTTTACGCACCGACGCCGACAGGCAGACAGCCCTTCCGCATTTACAGCGTCCGCCCGTCCATAGACGGCATCAGCATCAGCGCGCGCCACATCTTTTACGACCTGCTGGACAACCTCTGCGGGAATATCGTCAGTGTCGGCACAGCGGCACAGGCAATGGCGGCGGTACGTGCTGCAATGGCGTATCCGATGCCGTTCTCGTTTTCAACGGACATCACGAAAACCGGAAGGCTGACGGCTTCGCGCGTGAACCCGGTGCAGGCTTTGCTTTCCAACGATGAGAACATGGAGAGCTTTGTCAGGGCGTTCGGCGGGGAGCTGCTGCGCGACCATTTTTCCGTTTCCATGAAAGAAAACATCGGCGCGGACAGGGACGTTGTGATTCGCTACGGCAAGAACCTTGTCGGGCTTGAGGTCAACGAGGACGAAAGCGATGTGCGGACAAGGGTGCTTGCGTATGGGAAAAACGGCATTTTTATCGCGGTGGACAGCCCGTATTTGGCGGAGTATGTCTATCCGAAAATTTTGGTTTTGGAGGACGAAAGCGCGGAGACAACGGCACAGCTCAGACAAAAGGCATTGGAGCTGTTTCGTGAGGACGAAATCGACCTGCCGAAGGTAAATATCAAGGTGGATTTCGTTCCGCTGGCGAAAACCGAGGAATACAGGGATTTCGCTGCGCTGGAGGATGTTCGTCTGGGCGATATGGTGACGGTGATAAATTCCAAAATGGGGTTTTCCAAACGGGCGAAGGTAATTTCGTATGCGTGGGATTGCCTGCGGGAGCAGTATGAGAAGGTAGAGCTGGGCGACTTCCTGCCGACACTGGCGTCGGCTGTTACGAACGGGACGAAAAGCTACAGGGTTGCTGTGGAAGCAGGGCTGGAAGCGAAGAACGCGATTGCAATGCTTTCCGGGCGTATTGCCATTACGGAACAGCATTTTTATGTTGCCGTTGATACGGAAGATTATCTGACCTCGGATCGGCTGTTCCGCTTCGGAGAAGAGGGCCTGCAGTTTACGGAAAGCGGGATAGATGGCGATTGGAGGACGCTCATTTCACCGGACGGAGAGTTTGTATTGACAGAGAAAACATGAGAGCCGCGGAGAGTTTTCCGGAGGTAGGGTAAAGCAAAAAAGGAGGGGATTTTGATGGACGGAGCGATTACAAGGGCGGAGCATGAGGAATTCTGCCGGCGCATCGATGAGGAAAACAGGCGGCAGAACAGGCGTATTGAACTGCTGGAGGAAGGGGAACAGCGCATTGCCACGCTGACGGCTTCGGTGGAGCGGCTGGCAACCAGCATGGAGAGCATGCTCAAGGAACAGGAAAGGCAGGGCAAGCGGCTGGAAACGCTGGAAAGCCGCGACGGGGAGATGTGGCGGAAGGTTGTGGGCCATGTTGTGACGTTTGCGGTCGGGGCTGTGCTGGCGTTCCTGCTTGCGCAGATAGGGCTGTAAGAGAGGTGCGGCATGGAGAAAAGGACGTATAGCGGCAGAGCCGCTGTTGGAGCGGAGCGGGCGCAAGCGAAGCGACAGCCAAGGAGAAGGTTCCGGACGTTTACCAAACGGGCGGTGAAAGCAATTCTTTTTATTGCTTTGATGGATTTGCAGCTGTCGTATCTGCTGGCGTTTCTGGGCAGGGAGCAGATAGCTGAAAATTTGTCCAGCGATATCACAAAGGTTATCATTGGGACGATACTGGGATATCTGGCAAAGGCGTTTTTTGAAACGAAAGAGGCGGAAAAGGTCAGATTACACGAGGAACAGACAGGCAGTAGTGGGCAAAACCTGATACATGAATGGAGGAATGGAGAATGAAAAAATTATTTATTTCGCAACCAATGAGAGGGAAAACCGATGAGCAGATATTATCGGAACGTGCTAAGGCAATTCAGAAGGCAAAAGTTGAAATAGGGGAAGAAGTAGAAGTTATAGAAACATTTTACACAGATTTTTCTAGTGATGCAAAACCTCTGGAATATTTAGCCAGAAGTATTCAGGATTTAGCAAAGGCAGATATAGCTTATTTTGCCAAAGGCTGGCAGGAGGCGAGAGGTTGCAGGATTGAGCATGAATGTGCGGTACAGTATGGCATTGACAGGATAGAATAGAAGGAGGAATGAAGAATGAAGTTTTTGATTGAAAACTGGTATGTCATTGTTGCAATGCTGGTAGTGCTTGAGGCTGTCATTTACGCGGTTTACCGCTTTTTGAAACTGCCGACAAGGGCACAGGTGGAAAAGGTCAGGGCGTGGCTGTTGTGGGCGGTGACGAACGCGGAAAAGGAACTGGGCGGCGGCACAGGCAAACTGAAACTGCGGCAGGTGTACGATTTGTTTGTACAGAGGTTTCCGGCTGTGGCAATGGCGGTTTCGTTTGATACATTCAGCCAGTGGGTAGATGATGCGCTGACGGAGATGCGCAAAATGCTGGTGGAAAATAAGGCGGCGGCGGAGCTTGTGATAGGAGATGGACAGAATGGCTAAAATGACAGGCGCGGAACTGGTTGCTTTTGCCCGCTCCAAGATAGGCACGCCTTACGTTTACGGTATGAAAGGCACGATAATGACGCTGGCGAATTACAACTATCTAAAGGGGCAGTATGGAAAAATGGTCTGGGACAGTGATGTAAAAAAGGTCGGACAGGTCTGTGTGGACTGCTCTGGGCTGATTTCGTGGGCTTGTGGTGTGGTACTGGGGTCGGCGCAGTGGTTTGAGCGGGCGAACGTGAAGCGTCCCATAGCGACTATCAAAGATGCACCGCTGGGCGCGCTGGTATGGCAGAAGGGGCATATCGGCATTTATAGTGGAACGAAGAACGGCATACCGCGCTATATCGCCGCAGACGGGTCGGCGTATGGCGTCAGGGAGGCGCCGGTCAGCCGGAGCGGGTTCACGCACTGGCTGCTGGTGGAGGATGTTTTTTCATATGAAATGGAGGCGGAAGAAGTGGTTGAGAAGGATAAAATCATTATCAACGGGAAGGAGTTCAAGGTCGATATGATACGCAAAGACGGTGTAACGTACATCAAGACAAGGGACTTGGCGCAGGCTGAAGGGATTGAGGTTGGAAGTCAGGGAAGGACGCCGGTGATTTCGACGAATAGGGTATAACCATTATGAAACTGCTTGATACTTTTCATATGTAACAATAAAAGAGGCCGAAGTTTTAGACTTCGGCCTACTGGAAAGTTATTTCTTTTTGCCAATCCAGATTTTGAAGGCACGCTTTCCGTAATCTCGGGCATAGATTTTAACGCCGTTTACGGTGATACTTGCTCTGAATATATACATTCAGATCCCTCCTTTCTGCAAAAAAAGTCTTGCAAAATGAAGAGAAAATGATATAATGAATGTAATTCTACATGCTCATTTCCCTTCATCTGCATTGTATTTTAGGGCCAACTAAAATACAAATCTATATGAACAGCTTAAGCTGGAATTTTAGATAAATAAGATGCTTGGATTTGAGCTACTTTTTTTGAAACGCGATATTTTTGGGCAATCTCATTAACAGACATTCTGCGAATTTTATTAAATGGAACAAGTAATTCTGCTGCAAAAGTATTGGCTTGCCATTCAGGGTCTTTGTATTTTGGAATCGGTTCTTCGTTGCGAGCTAGTGAAACCGTTAGGTTATCATGAAATAGCAGATGCCCAATTTCGTGTGCTACGGTAAAACGATGCCTAGGGTAGTCTTTAATGGCATCTTCGTATACACTTTCACGAATACGGAATTTTTTTTCGTTAGGAATAGTTTCGGCATATTTTTCAGGCATTTCGTCATCCGGCACTATGTCAAACTGCCATCCTTCAGCTAATAGAATAGTTTCCAAAAACTTTACCACAGGAAAGGGTTCGTCATCGGACACTCCCGCAAGCTTGCGAATTTTATTTGCGGCCATTCTCAATTTATATCTAGATGTTGGAAAAGATTCCTTTCTCACAATATACCCCCCTTGGTTTAGCTATTAGTTTTTTTCAAGAACGAACGAAATTCAGCTTTTGTATGTTCATTCATTTGAGAAATAGTTTCAAGTTTCCGCGCAAAAGATAAAGCTAATATGCGATCTTCCGCTTCCATTTGTTCAAGGTTTATACGAAGTTCTTTTCTTGATGCCTCGATTGCATTAAATAGCTCCTCAGATTTTTTTTCATCTAGAGAGTAAAGCAATTTAATTTTTTCAAACCAGCTGGATGGAACTTCTTTTTTGCCGTTTTCAACAGATGACAGGAATGCAGAAGATACGTCAAGTAAATCAGCCATATCCTTTAGTAATTGGTCGCGATCCATTCTTAAAATTCTACAGAACTTACCAAAAGTTGTAATCATTTAGTAACCACCTCTCTTTATGGTAGTGTAACCTATTTGAGAAAAAATGTCAATAGAAAATAGAAAATAAATTAACCTAAATGAGTTATTTGCAAAAAATGCAAGGAAAATAGATGACAATATAAGATGTTAGATATGCAGATCTATTGATTTTTGAGCGGGGCGAAAGCCCTGTTTTTTTATTCCTCAACCAATTCTTTCAAGAGCAGGGGAAGGCATTTTATTCCGGCGTAAAAGCTTTCCTGTTCGATGGTAAGGACAAGGTCGTTGAGAAGGTTCTCCGCTTCGAGGTAGCTGTCAGGGTTCAAATTCAATTCCAGGAAATCGTGCATCGCTTCATATTCGATTTTCTTTTGCTGGATGCCCTGCCCTTTTTTCTGCTGTTCAGCTGCGTAGTTTTGGTATAGTAAATCAATGTGTTTCATAGTGTTACCTCCTTGTGCTGCAAAAAAACATTTGTTACAGGGTTATTATAAAACAGCGCAGGGAAATGTAAAACGATTAACATAGACGAAAAGTGAGACTGCATGAAACATTTGAGACAGTTTGATACTTTTGCCATGCAATAATAGGTACAAGAGGAGGGATTGATTTGGACAGCTTTATTGCATGGATTGGCGGGAAAAGGCTTTTGCGTAAGGAAATCATTCGAATGTTTCCAACAGAAGGCATAGAGAAATATGTGGAGGTTTTCGGCGGGGCGGCGTGGGTGCTGTTCGGCAAAGAGCCCCATGAAAAAGAAGTTTATAACGATTTCAATGGGGAACTGGTAAATTTGTTCCGTATGGTGAAATGCCACCCTGAAGCGTTGGAGCGGGAAATTGCGTTGATGCTGGTAAGCAGGGAGGAATTTTGCAGGATGCGGGCGCAGCGGCCGGAGGATTTGACGGAACTGCAAAGGGCGGCAAGAATGTATTATCTGATTCGGGCGTCTTATGGGGCAAAAATATCTTCTTTCGGATGCAGGGGAAAGGATGTTTCGGCTATCAGGGACCTTTATAAAGTCCATGAGCGGCTGAAAAAGGTGCTGATTGAGAATCAGACTTTTGAGGAATGTATTCAGAAACAGGATGGAGTACGGACGCTGCTGTACTGCGACCCGCCGTATTTCGAAACAGAGGGATATTATGGGACAGGATTTTGTAAAAAGTACCATTACAGGCTGGCAGAATTGTTAAAGGCGGCTAAAGGGAAATGGATACTGTCTTATAATGACGCTGATTTTATCAGGGAACTGTATGAGGGATACCGGATAGAGGCTGTGGAGCGGAGTAATAATTTAGGCAAAGGAAAGTATAAGGAATTGATTATCCGAAATTATTGAAATGATATTGTGCTGAGATATATCTGGATTGAGTGGCTTATTGGTGGCTTATATGCATATAAATTATGCAATACAGCCAAAAGCTGGAAACAGAAAAATATGTGAAAAAACCTGTAAATTCAGCATTTTAATAAAGCTGGCACAGGAAGAAAAAAGCTGTCTGATTTCTCCGGACCGAAAGGCCGCAGGTTCGAATCCTGTAGAGTGCATGGGGAAAGCCCTTAGAAATCACTGATTTCTGAGGGCTTTGCTTTTTGGAAAAACAATGTTTTTTCTTTTAAGTGGCTTATTGGTGGCTTGTTTATGCATTGTTTTGCTTGGATGGTGCAGCAGAGAATAAATCCTGCAAAACTTCGGCAGCGGCCTCATCTGCCGATTTGATTGCGTGGATATAGGTTCTTGTTGTGGTATCTGAGGAAGAATGCCCGAGCCGTTTAGACACTGTGGCCACATTGACGCCGTTCGCAATGAGCAGGGTTGCGTTTGTGTGACGGAGAGAGTGAACATTAGTATAGGGCAGATGGTTCTTTTCGATAAACTTATGCAGCCATGATGTTAAGCTGTCGGGATGTATGGGTTTTCCGTCCCATTGTGTGAAAATGAAATCATTTCCCATCCAGCGGTCTCCTAGTTTCAAACGAACTGCATTTTGCTGTTTTCTGTGTTTTTCCAATTCGATAAATACCATATCAGCTAGCTTTATGATTCTGTTTGAGCCTTTTGTTTTGGGTGTATCCTCATAGACCCCTCTCTGCGGCGTGTAGAGGATTGTTCTTTGAATATGGATTAATTTATTGCGGAAGTCGATATCTGCCCATTTCAGGCCGCAGACCTCCCCACGGCGCATACCGGAGTATACCAAAAGCAAAAACAATGTTTTATATTGAAGAGGTTCTTTTTCAAGGCAGGAAAGGAAACAAAGAACTTCTTTATCATCTAAACACTGGATTTCCTTTTGTTCTGAGCGTGGAGCCTTGATGCGGCTGCATGGATTACTCGGAATAACCTGCCAGAGAACGGCTGTTTGAAATATGGAGGAAAGCAGCCGGTGATGGTGCAAAAGAACTTTGCCGGACAGGGTTGTTTTTTCACTGTTTGGGCGAAAGGTTTTGGAAAAACTGATTTCCAAAGCAGTGCATATTTTTTCCGCGCTGGAAAGGGTGATATTTAATCCTTTTATTGCGTTGTTGAGTGTATAAAGTGATACGCCTGATTGTTCGGAAAAAGTTGCTTTTGTCCCATATTTGGCAAGTATTGCATTTTTCAAATCTATTACGGAAACATATTTTGTATCTTTGCGGATACCCTCCTCTGCAAGATTATCATAGAATTTCATAAGGTGGGCGGGGGTGATTTTGCCAATTTTAAGATGTCCCAGCGCTGGCAAAATGCGGCTCAGATATTGCCGGTAACCCTGCAGGGTTTTTTCTTTCAAGTGTTTTTCGGCATATTCTTTTTGCCATAGTTCAATAAATTTTTCAAGGGTGATAGATTGGTTAATGTAAAGGCCATTATTGCAGTTTTCCTCAAATAAAACGGCTTGCCGCTTTAGTTCCTTTTCTATTTGCCGCTCTGTCATTCCTGGTTCTGGCGTATAAGTCATGGAGCGTCGAATCTGGGTTCCGTTGCTCCTGTAACCTTCGGATACCCGAATCAGATAAGAAACGCGGCCGTTTTTATTCGTTTTTTTCGTAATGTATGCCATAAAAATAAGACCTCCTTTATTTTAGGTATGGCAAATAAAGCGGTCTTGTGGTATAATATCATTGTGTTGGGTGTGTCACAAGACCGCCTGTATAGCGGCCTTACCGCTGCTATGGAATCCTCTTTCCTGCGCCAACAGGGAGGGGGATTTTTTAATTAAGATAGAGTAGACTTCGCGTTTTTTATCAATTCAAGAAATTCCTGTTCGCTGATAATCTGAATAGCGTTTCCGTTTTTAATCGCCTCTTCTGCTTTATAAAGTTTGCGCTCTAATGCCCAATCTGGAAAATCAGAAATATCCCCTTTTACTAAATAATTTGTACTTTTTTCAACCGATTTTGCAAGAACAGCGCCAACATCTGAAAGCATCTTTTCAAGTCTCTTCCGGCTGGTTTCAAATTCCCCTGTAAATGCAAAAGTTTTATAGATAAGGGGAGACGGAAATAAATCTTTATCCCGTTCAACTTCATCTTTATTCTTCGCCAGCTTAGGGTTATTCTCAATTTCACTCATCATATAGAATGTATCTTCGGAAATAACATCAATTTCTTGTCCAGCCTCTTTATATTTTTCGGCCTTTTTCATTTTTGAGCTTTTTCCGTCTTTTATAGATTTTGAAAAGTCTACGTTTCCAATTATGAGGAAGTTGGTCTTTTTGGTGATGGTATCTTCGTTTTCGCCGCCCAGATTTTTTATAATCTGCATGGCTTCTTTCCTGGTGATTTTATCGAATTTCCCGGTAAAGACACAATATTTACCATAAAACGGATTTTCGATATCTATTTCGTCCAAAGCGGTTTCGATATCTTTTGCATGAACGGAGCGATATCCGCGCCTCTTCTTTTCTCTCACAAAATCAATAAAAGCGTCGATGCTCCCATATTGCTCTGCTGTTTCGGATTTAAGCATCGCAAAACAATCATTAGTAATCAGACAGTCTTTCTCGGCACGATGTGCGCCATCATATTCAATCCCGAAGAAAGCAGCTATGTCGGAAAGTCTATGATGCTCCAAGTCTTTCAAAATCCAGCGTGAAATGCGACGCGTATCAACATAATCATTGCAAAATTCTGCATTCATATGCTTTTGAAAAGCGCAGCATAGAAAATTCCCGTCGAATGACACGATATTATGGCCAACAAGGATATCGTTGCCAACAAAGTCTTTGAAGGAAGGGAGAACCTCTTTTATGCTTGGAGCGGTTTCCAGCATTTCATTTGTGATTCCTGTAAGGTCGGAAATAAAATCAGAAATATAACAGTCGCGCTTTTCCGTTTCCCCTTCTGGATTATAGAAATACATCGTTCTAATTGGAGGCTGCACAAGGGTGGAAAATTTATCGGTTATTTCGCCACTCCTAACTTTTACCGCAGAAATTTCAATAATATCATCGTATTGAAATTCAAGGCCGGTGGTTTCCAAGTCTACGACCGTGTAATTATCGGGAAATTCAATTAAACTTTTTCCTTTGAAGTTAAACATACTTGTCCCTCCTAAATTTGACAATATTATACAATATGTGATATAGTTTAAGAGGATAGCCGAATAGGAGTGGCTTTCTGATTTTCCCTTGCGGTATTCGCAGTACCGCAGGGGTTATTTTATCTATGTAACAATGTAAAAGCCGCAGTCATTGAAAATGATTGTTTTTTCGCCAGCAGTATAGCTATGCCCGTAGCGGTGTTTGAATACCGAAAGGGCCTCCATTAGAAATTCCTCTGTTACCTCCAGATACTCCGCTACTTCGTACAGCGTTCCGCAACAGGCGTCTGCAGCGCGAAATAAATCCTCGATGTCTAGCAGCTTGTCAACAGCCCATTTCCGGGCGGATACTTCCTGCTTTCGGTTATTGGGGTTGCTCTGGTCTAAGATATTGCCAACAGTAGTTTCAAAATGCCCAATTTCTTCAGCCAGTATGCAGATTTTTTCCACGGCAGGAAGATCCTTTCGCAAACCGATTAAATTTCCGCTGCAAAGACCTTTTGCATCCGATTCAAAATTCATTTCTATCACTTTCAAACCATGTGAATTTGCATCATTCAGGAGATTTTCATAAGAACACATATAACATTCCCCCTTAAATTACAAAGTCAATTCTCATTTAATTTATTTAGCCTATTCAAATCGTTATGCATTAGCTTTTGCTGGTCAATGCTTTCATTATCATTGTGAGCCGCAACAGGTTTTATGTGTTCAGACTGCTTGCCACTCGTTTGTTGATGTGATTTAGTTTTTTTCTCTTTTTTAATAGAAAGGGATCGGGTTAGTTCTTTGTCTAAGACGGTATCCACCATATCTTTTCCGTGCTCATCGAGTTTTTGATATTTTTGCATGAGAAGTTCTGCGGATTCGTCATAGTTAATTCTAGTTGCATCTTTAGAACCGAGGACTGAAAATCCCGCTTCGATTAAAGCGAGAATTGCTTGGGTCTGATTTTTCATTCTTTTATTAAAACGGAAATCCTCAATTCTATTTAACTGTTCTTCTGTCATGGTAATTGTAACCCTGGGTTTTATTGTCGGCATAACTCCCCCTCCTTTTTGAATGATTATAACATCGGTTCATCATTTATGCAATCGAAAGTTCTGAAAATATTGCACAAAAATAAAGATAGATTTTTGTGAAGGATAGTTCTTCGGTTCATATTGACAAATCATAAGTTCATATATAAAATGAATTGTAGAGCATAAGTTCAGAACGAAGAAAGGAGAGATAATCATGACAGAAATGAAAAGGGTAACTATTTCGCTTCCTGATGAACTGGATAGAAAGGTTTTGGAACTGAAAAAACAAGATAGATTTGTAAGATGTTCCTATTCCGAAATCGTTAGAATGATGATGTTGGCAGGATATGAAAAAGAATTTGGCAATCCCACAGCCTAAAGGAGGTATGCACCATGGAAATTAAGGTTACAGGAACACCCAAAGAAATAGTTGACCTTATATTAGGGTTACAAGGTCAACTCAAGCAAGAAAATAATGATATAGAAATAACTATCGTTCCAGTTGATTTGCCGCAAACAAATTAGGGTTCTGTGTTGTCAATTTAGATGAGTTTTATGGAGGAAAGTCAAGAGAAGTTAAGCAACCTAGAAAAGAGGGGAAATTCATGCAAAAAATGCGATTGATTAGTGAGGCATATAACTACATTAAGGAGCAGGACCCTGATACCTGCATAACAAAATCAGGCTTTGCAAGATTGGTTAAAGAGGGACGGATTCCATCTATCAGAATCGGAAATAAAATAATTGTGAATTTAGACAATGTAGAAAGGTTTTTTGAAGATGGGGACAGAGCCTTACAGGAGATGGCCGAGATTGAAAGCGAAGGGAAAATCAGAAAGGTTATGTTTTAAGATATTGCGTCTAAGGAGGGACACACCATGACAACAAAGGAGCTGCTGGAAAAATACTATGACATAGAGATGAACAACGTCTTTTGCTATAGTGCTACATACCTGATGGACAGCCCGAAAAAAGGCTATGAGCGGGAATGGCGCGAAGCCTGCGAAAGCGCGGGTATCCTGAAAGAGCTGATTGAAGAATGCGATTAACCTGCGAAGGAAACGGCTGGCGGAATTACAGATATGCGGCCTGCGGGGACTGCGGCATGGTTTACAACATCGCCAAAAGGCAGGATACCAGCCGCGGCTACATCTGCCCAGCCTGCACAAGGAAACGGAGGAAACAGCGTGGTAGTCAGAAACAAGATGATAACGGAGCGGGACGAAAGGCGTACAGCGGAATGGCTCCGGAAGGAAGCGGCGGCCAGAGGGCTGAAAGCCGGCCGGAAGGTCAGGATTGAGCGGCTTGAGAAATATGAAGACGGGAAAACCAGAAGATATTTCCGAAGCGGGCGCGTCACAGAGCTGCACCCTTACATATTCGTCTGCGAGGTCGGCGGGGTCCGGGAATGCTTCCGCTACAATGAACTTTTAGGGAACGAAACGGGAAGGAGGGTACTGCTGAATGAATAAGGAAAAGCTAAAAGAAATTTTGGATAAACATAAAATATGGCTGATGCTTAAAGATGGCGGAGTATGTGCCAACCTGCGCGGAGCCAACCTGCGCAGAGCCGACCTGAGCGGAGCCAACCTGAGCGGAGCCAACCTGCGCAGAGCCGACCTGAGCGGAGCCAACCTGAGCGGAGCCAACCTGAGCGGAGCCAACCTGTGTGAAGTCAGAATAAATGAATATACAGTTTTTTATGCCTTACAATGTCCTGAAAAAGGGGCATACATGGCATTCAAGAAAGCGGGCGGTTATATTGTGGAATTGGAGATACCAGAAGATGTACTCCGCTCATCTGCGACAACGCGAAAATGCAGGGCGAGTAAAGCAAAGGTTATCAGCATAACCAGTGTTGACGGAGAGAAAAGCGTGGAAGGCATAGCCAGCGACTATGACAGCGAGTTTATTTACAAGATCGGAGAGATTGCAGAGGTTCCGGATTTTGATACAGACCGTTGGAACGAATGCGCTGCGGGTATTCACCACTTTATCACACGGGCAGAGGCGGAGCAATATTAAGGAAGGAGGATACAGCTGAATGGTTAGCATGTTCTGGGTCCATTACAAGCGCAAGGCGGACGGGCAGGAATTTCACGAGCGGCTTGCAACCGGCGGCCTGATGAAGCTGCTGGCACAGGGCGGAATTGTGCTCTGCGGGGTGGAACGGGCAGGGTACGGCGATATGCCGGAACGAGCAAACGTGAAGGAGGCGGAAACATGAGGATGGGGCAGGGGCGCGGATGCCTGACGGAATCCATCATCCGGCGTATAGACCGTGAAAACAGGGCTGTATGGCTCCGGCGTATGGAAAAGCGGATGCGGCGCATTATCCGGCGGGCTGTGGGGGAAACACTGCGGTTTCTGGCACTCATGGCAGGGACAAGCCTGTTCACATTTGCGGTCGTTCCCGCGATGGAACTCCGTCCGGAGCGGACGCTCATTATTGCGGAGATGCTGGTTGTGCTGGCATTCGGGACGTGGCTGGGAGGCTGGATTTATGGGCCGAAAAAGAGAAAATAAAAAATCCCCTGCATAGTCCGTCATACGGACTGTGAAGCATTGGCGCGCTTTACAGGGGATTAAGAAAATACCTTATTATTACGATACCAGAAACGGAGGGATTTTGCAATGGAAAAATTACTGATACCGGAAAACGACTTACAGGAGCTTTGGGAGCTGAACGGCAGAGTCAAGGCGGTGCTGGCGTGGACGGAAAGCGATCCATATATCACTAAAAATGTTTTGACTGCGATGCTGGGGGCTCCGGTGCAGGCGGGCGGCGTGGAACAGCCGCAGACGGAAGAACCGGAAACATCGGACAGTGGAGCGGGCTTATCTGTACGGAAAGGAGAGGCAGACGATGAGCAGGATTGAGGATGCTGTCAAAAAAATCAACCTTGAAATCCAAAAGGAGCCGGACAACGGATACATAGCGGTGGTCGGAGAGTATATCATAGACTGCATCACATCGGAAGAAGCGGCAGACGCTGTCCTTGCGGAAGGAAAAACACTTTCGGGCGCACTGGAGGAAATCAGGAAGGTGATGGAGGAACGGGCAAGGAAACATCATTCAGTGGATAAGAAAAATGGGAAATGCGTGGCATTAGCGGTCAGGGGAGAAGAAGTTTTCGAAATGGCGCGGGATTACTTCGGTCTGACGGAAACCCGCTTGAAAGCGAAAAGGGGCGTCAGCCTGTCGCTGGAAGATTTCCTGTAAGGATACGTCAGCATTTAATAGGAAGTGGGATTTATGGACTTAAAAAAGATAAAGAAAATCCCATTCGGGGATTTTTCGGAAAAAAGCAGGGTGCGCTGGAAAGTGGAGGTACGGCGGCCGGTGGTAAGCGGTGAACGTCTTTTAGCTGTGGATTTCCTGCGTAACACGGAATGCACGGCATACAAGCGGGAAGATTCTTCCTTCCGTATCGTATGCGGGAAAAAGAGCAGGGAAGTCAGGGGTATCATGGCGGCGGATGCGGATAAGCCAGTGCGGGTGACGAACGAAGCGCTGCGGGCGATCAGCGGATGCAGGCATGAATATATCCTGATATCCGAAAAGGACGAAGCGGCGCTGTCCCGCTTTCTGGGCGGCGCATCACAGAACCATTACATAGACCTTCTGGCAGATTGGGCGGAAGAAGTGCGGGAGGAACAGAAAAAGCGGGAGCGGCAGAAACGGGGCGGACTGATGGACGAAGACTATCGGTTCTGCCCCGAAGCCTTACCAGCCGGCCTTTTGGAGTTTATACGGGAAACCGTCCTGCCGGAGGATGACACGCTGGTATACAAAAAAGGCAATGTACGCGGGCTGTGCTATGCCTGCGGGAAGGGGGTGCGGGCGCGGGGGCAGCGGTTCCGGCAGAATGTGCGGGTACGCTGCCCGAACTGCGGACAGGAGGTGATCTGCGTACTGGAAGGCGGGAGAAATTTCCGCGCGGACTATGTGGAAAATGTTATTGCGGCGCAGAAAGGGACGGACGGGGAAACGGTGTTTTTCCGGCAGTGGCTCATAAAGCGCGACCCGTCAGCATGCTGGGAGCGGATAGAGGATTTCCTGAAGGAAACCGCCCGCTACGCGGTGCGCGGCAGGAAAACAGCAAAATGGCAGAGGGAAGCAAAAGAAAACTATTACATGAACTGTGAGCGGTATGACATGGAGGAATGGACGCGCTGGCGTGATAACCGGATATACGACGGCGGCTATTACTTCTGCCCGGCAGGCGCCGCGGAGGTTCTCGAGGGCACGGCGATGCAGTACGCGGATTTAGAGAGCTATCTTGCGGACAACACAAGCCGCTGGAAAAACCCCGTCCATTTTTTGGAGTACCATGCAAAATACCCTGTGATGGAGTTCCTTTGGAAAAAAGGATACAAAAACATCGTCCATGAGCGTGTCGGCGGCATGGGCAGGGAAACCAGGGACGCCATACTCTGGCAGAGGGACAGGCTGGAGGAATGCTTCAGGTTCCCGCTGCGGTTTTTACAGCTGAAGCTGCCGGAGGAATGGACTTTGGATGACATTGCAAGGCTGAACGCGCTCTGGCAGATGCTGGGTGAAAAGCTGAAAGAGGAAGAAATCAGGATGTTTCTGGAAATGCGGGTTGACACAAAGGACGTCCTTGCCGCCCTGCCGTATGCGTCTGTTGGAAGGATACTGGGATATATCAAAAAGCAGACGGAGAAAAGGCAGGCGGCATTTGTAAAGAGGCATGATTGGGAAAAGCCGCCGGGTTTGGCGTCTGTCGCCCATGAATACCGGGATTACCTGCGGGAATGCGGACAGCTCGGGCTTGATTTGCATAACCGGGAAGTCCTGTTCCCGAAGGATTTGAAAGCAGCGCATGAGCGGACGATGGCGCAGGTCAGCTTTGAAAAGAACAAGACAGACCAGGAGAAATTTCAAAAGGCTGTGGACAGGCTGGAAAAATATGCATGGCAGAAGGACGGCCTGCTCATAAGACCGGCAGGGACGCAGGAAGAACTGCGGGAGGAAGGCATAGCCCTGCACCATTGTGTCGGCGGGTATATCCGTCAGATGGCGGACGGGGAAACAGCAATATTTTTTGTACGCAAACTGGACGCGCCGGATACGCCGTATTTCACACTGGAACTGCAAAAGAAGCGCGTCATACAGTGCAGGACGGCACATAATGCGTCTTATGAGCGGTATCCGGAAATTCTGTCATTTGTACAGGAATGGGAGCAGGAGGTCGTTACCGGAAACGGAGGAAAGAAAAAGAAGGAGGAACCGGCAGCATGAATGAGATTACAGGGAGCAGTGCAAGGCCGATAGAGGTCATTACACAGGAAATACGGTTTTATAAGTTACAGGCGGGTACATCAATCATTGAGATCGGCAGACGCCTGTTGGAGGCAAAGCAGTGCCTGCCCCATGGGAAATGGGGGGAATGGCTCCAAAGCGAAGCGGAATTTTCCGAGCGTACAGCGCAGAACTTCATGCGCATTGCCCGTGAATACCAAAATCCGCAGACGCTTGCGGATATGGGAAATTCCGCCACAAAGGCCCTGCTCCTGCTTTCCCTGCCGCCGGAAGAACGGGAGGGCTTTGTTGCGGAGGCACATGAGATAGGCGGGGAAAGCAAGACAGCGGCGGAGATGAGCGCGAAGGAAATGGAAATCCTGCTGAAACAGCTGGAGAAAGAACGCGCGGAAAAAGAAAAGCTGCAGGGACAGCTGGATTTGTTTGAGGAGGAAGCGCAGAAAAAGATGGACGATAAACTCGATGCGGCCCTTGCGGCGCATGAGGATGAAATGGATGCGGCATATGCCCGGCGGGACGAAGCCGAGCAGGCGCGGAAGGAAGCGGAGGAACGCGCCGGAAGGCTGGAAAATGAACTGGAGGAGCTGCGCAAAAAAGCGGAACAGCCCCCGGAGCCTGACGAAAGCGAATTGGAGAGAATCAGGGCGGAAGCGGAGAAAGCCGCCGCCGAAGCCATGCAGAAAAAGCTGGACAAGGCAAAAAAAGACCTTGAAAAAGCCAAAACAGAAGCCAGAGAGGCGCAGGAGGCCGTAGAAGCCCATGAGGCGGCGCAGAGGGAGGCGGAAGAAACTGCGCAGAGGACAAGGGAGGAAATGAAAAAGCTGGAAGCTGAAACGGAGAAAAAGCTGAAAGCGGCAGGCTCCTCCGGCATTACCCGCTTCAAGGTCTATTTTGAGGGCGTGCAGAGGGAAGTGAACCAGATGCTTGCCTGCATTGCAGATGTGGAGGAAAGCGAAGGCGCGGACGAAGCGGCAAAGCTGCGGAACGCGCTGGCCGCGCTCTGCCGCAGTGTGCTGGAAGGGATAGGTGCAGGCGAATGAAGTTTTCTAAAATAGCGGCCCTGGCGAAAAGGGAAAAGACGGCAATCCTGATGCGGGACGCTGACGGGGTGCAGTGGCTGGGTACGGGCAGCGCGGCTTATATGCTGGAGGGCATGCCTCCCCTGGATACGGATACGGTGCTGACGGTAATGGGTGTGCCGGAAGATAAAAAAAGCACATGGTTCTCTGTGGAAAAAGAGGATAAGGGAAAACTGCTTGAAAATGACGTTCCGGGCGAGGAAGAGGTTACGGCGGATAACGCGGGGATTTCCGTTATCTACGGCGGAAAACTGCTGATGCCCATTTATACGATGATGGGCATGGTATGGATTGATGCGGAGCTTTTGGCCCCTACGGACAGGAAGGAAGCGGGGTACCGCCGATTCTTTATCCGTTGCATGGAAAACGGGACAAGGGTAGTTGCGGTCAAGGAAGGTCTGGTATTAACAGCGGTCATTATGGAGTGCAGGGTGGAAGGCAATGACCTTGCAGACGCGCTGGAAACGCTGTCAGGGCGGTATAGGC